TCGACACGGTAGGCAATGGTTTGACCATCGCCGCCTTGTTTGCCGGTAGGCGCTGCACCAGGTTGATCGCGTCAAACATCGGGTCAAGCTGGTCGTCGTGAGCGCCGGACGGGAAGGCAGCGACCTCGGCCAGGAAGTCCGAAAGCCATGGCGCGTCCTGCGGCAGCAGCACGTTGCCTGTCTCGATGAACGGTGCCGCGTCATAGCCTCGGCTGATCTTGTCCTTGTTGCGCTGCACGGCAATGACCGGCAGGCCTTCCCTGCGCAGGGTCTGAATCAGGCCGGTGCCTGAAACCTTGTCCTCGACGTACATGCCGCGCATGGTGGCCGCGTTGGCCAGTGGCCTCGGGTCGTTCAGGTGCTTGAGCCAGAAGGCACGGGCCTGCACCAGAAGCTCGGGAGCCTCCCACTTGCCGCGCACCTGGTCGAGCTTGACGGCCTTGCCAATGGATGAGCGTGCCCAACACTGCAGCACCGACCAGTCGTTGTGGTCGGCGGTCTTTTGGGCCGTGTCCACGGTGATGAAGCGGAACTCCAGCTGCGGAACGTGCGACCAGTAGCCGAACCAGTCGGTGTTGATGATGCCGCCGCCTCGGGGTGCTGGCCGCTGTTGGAGCTGTCCGGCCGTGCCATAGGTGCCCAGGGTCTTTTCCAGTTCGGCCACCTGCGTTTCACCAAAGCGCTCGGGAAACATCAGCTCGCCTTCCTTAGTGCGCGGGTCAGTCCAGCCAATGCTGGTGGTGCACCGGAACTCAGGCTCGAAGCGCATCGGGATGCACAGGTGCGTGTACGGCAGGCCCATTTCCTTGATGACACCGGAGATGTCCTTCTCGTTCAGGCGTTGCATGATGACCACGATGGCCGACTTGTCGGAGTTGACGCGGGTTGGCAGGGTCTCGGTGAAGGCAATCCGGGCGGCCTCCAGCTTGGCCGCGCTGTTGGCGTTGTCGGCGCTGATCGGGTCGTCCAGGATGACGCGGTCGCCTCGCACGCCGGTCATGCTGGTGAAGGCTCGGGCCTGTCGGATGCCCTTGCGGGTATTCCCGAACTCGCGCTTGCCGTCCAGGTCGGCCAAGAGGTCAAGCGGCCACAGCTTCTGGAACCACTCGGACTTGATCAGGTCGCGGCAGCGTCGGCTGTCTCGGATGGCCAGCTGCTCTTCGTGGGCCGTGCCAACAAAGCGCATCTCAGGCAGGCCAACTGGCCCCCATTCCCAAGCTGGCCAGATCACGCCGGTCAGCAGGGACTTCATGGAGCCGGGCGGCACGTTCATCAGCAGGCGGGTGATTTCGCCCTTTGTCACGGATTCCAGGTGCAGGCAGATGGCGTCCAGCGCCCAACCCCACTTCAATTGCGCAGCAGGTTCGAGCACGCGCCAGGCACGCTTGGCAAACTCGGCCAGGCTGCGCTTGCACAGTTCGCGCTCGATGGCCAGCAGGTCAGCTTGCGTCAGTTGCATCTTTTGCGGCCATGATCTGCGCCAGCACCTCGGTGCCAAGTTTGGAAACGTCCAGGGTGGCCACGGCAATCGGTGCGCCGTCCTTGCCGGTGTGCTCCAGCTGCCTGGGCGGTTCTTTCCAGCCCATCTGGCACTTCGACCACCAAATCTGCGCGGTCGTGTCGCCTGCCATGGCTTTCTGGAAGATGCCCTTGCCGATCTGGGCGTTGGCCTTGGCCTTGCCGTTCACCAGCTCAGTGGCGAACTTGTCGCGCAGTGTGTCGATGCAGATGCCTTCCCGAATCAGGGCAGCGATCTGCTCAAAAGGCACGCCATAACCCGACATTGCCTCCACTTGCTTGCGCTCGGCATCGGTCGGTTCAAAGGGTTTGCGGCCAGCGCCAGGACGTGCGCCGCCGTTCTTTTTGGGTTGAACTGCCTCTTTTTTAGGCAGTCGGGTGGATTTTTCAGGTGTTTTTGCCATTTGTAACCTCCGCGAAAGGTTCGCCAGTTTCTGCGTGAATTGCTATTTTGCCTGTGAAATCCTGCCAACGCTTCACGATCACATCGCAATACTTCGGGTCGAGTTCCATCAGGCGAGCGACGCGGCCGTTCTTCTCGGCTGCGATCAAGGTGGTGCCGGAGCCGCCGAAGCTGTCCAGGACTTGGTCGCCACCCTTGGTGTTGTTCAGGAGCTGGTACTCAAACAAGGCCACGGGCTTCATGGTTGGGTGCTCTCCGTTGCGGGATGGCTTCTCGAACTCGAGGATGGTGGTCTGCTTTCGGTCGGCAGCCCAAAGGTGCCCGGCTCCTTCTTTCCAGCCGTACAGGCACGGCTCGTGCTTCCAGTGGTAGTCCTGGCGGCCCATGACCATGCTGGACTTCTTCCAGATCAGGCACTGGCGGACTTTCCAGCCTGCGTCCTGGGCAGCGCCTCGGAAGTTGTAGCCCTCGGAGTCTGCGTGCCAGATGTAGAACACAGCACCGGGCTTCATCACCATGTCGGCTGCCGTGTAAGCATCGCGCAAGAACTGGCGGAATTGGTCGTCTCCCATCTCGTCGTTCTTGATCTTGAGCGCATCCTTGGTCTTGCCCTCATAGGCCACGTTGTAAGGTGGATCGGTCAGCCACATGTCCACCAGCTGGCCGTCGGTGAGCTTTTCCAAGTCGCTGACGCTGGTGCTGTCGCCACACAGGAGGCGGTGCTTACCCATCACCCAAATGTCACCGGGCCGGGTGCGCGGGTTCTCGGGCAGCGGTGGGGCATCGTCCGGATCGGTCAATCCTTCCGTGCCCACAGGTGCCAGCAGCTCCTTGATCTCGTCCATGTCGAAGCCGGTCAGCTCCAGGTCGAAACCAAGCTCCTGCAGGTCGGCAAACTCCACCTTGAGCATTTCAGTGTCCCAACCAGAGTTCAGCGCAAGTCGATTGTCGGCAATAACATAAGCGCGTTTTTGCGCGTCGGTCAGGTGGTCGAGTCGGATGCACGGCACGTCGGTCAAGCCCAACTTGCGTGCAGCGAGCACTCGGCCATGTCCGGCAATGATCCCCCCCCCCCCATCAATCAGCACCGGATTGGTGAATCCGAATTCCTTGATGGATGCAGCGATCTGGGCCACCTGCGCGTCGCTGTGTGTCCGGCTGTTGCGTGCGTAAGGGATGAGCGCATCGATCTGGATGGCTTCGAGTGTGTCTGGAAGTTTCATTTTTCTGGCCTTGGTTAAAAGCCACCGTTGCGGGTGGTGGTGCAGGTTACGCTTCCGTCCCAGTTCTTGACGCACCGGGTTGTGGTCTGTGCCTGGGCAAAGGTGGCGGCCAAAGTGATGGCGAGGATGATGATGGCTTTCATGGTTTCCCTTTCTTGGTTGCGAGCGCTGCCGCCCGATAGTGTTTGGCCAGTTCGATCAGGCCTTCGTGAGAGTGTTTGCGCACCGTGTTGTCGCTCTCGATGCTTTCCACGGCTTGCAGGCCGATTCGTTCGACCAGGCGCTTGCGGTATTCCACATGGTTTCCGGCCAAGTAGTTGTTGCAGTGCTTGCATTGGCCGTGGCAGTTGTCCTCGACAAACCTCATATTCGGTGCGCTGCCGACTGATCGGTAGTGTCCAGCATCGTAGGTGTTCGGCTCGTTGCTCAGTGGCGTGCCGCAGGAAATGCAGGGTTTACCCGCATCTCTTGCGCGGATGAATGCGTTGAAGGCCGTCTGCGCTTTCTTGGTCAGTTGCGGCTTGGTTTGCATGGCGTCCAGCTTCTGGCGGGTCTCCTTGCGGTCTTTGGCCTGCTCCTTGGCTTGGGATTTTTCTGTGGCTTGTCGGGCTAGCACAAGGGCGCACGGTGGGCTGCATACCGTTTGCAGTGGCCTGGTCTTAGTGTAGGCGCACTGGCAGACTTTGCACTTGGCTGGTTTTGTCATTTGACGCCCCTGTCGTCCAGCCAAAGCATGAACAGTAGGCAGCATCCAGCGTGGGCCAGGTGGTGCAGGCCGCTTTCAGGATCGTTTTTCTCACCGTCGCGCCAGGCGTGCACGTGCCGCATCAAGGCGTCGTAGTAGCGCTCTGGGCCTTGGTCAACGTGCTGCCAGTTGTTCTCGGTGTATTTTGCTGCACCGAACTCAAGGACGGCAATGATCTGCTGGACGGTTCCGGCAGGCAAAAGGCTCCAGCGTGGCTTTTTTCCGTCGTGCTTGGTGCCGATCATGATGCCGCCTTGATCTTGTAGTCATGAAAGATTGCACCTTTGCTGGCGTCACCGACCTTGCAGGCCTTGACCCAAACGTTTTTTCCGGTGGTCAGCCTGCGTAGGTGTCCTCGGCGGTCGTGCAGCCTGGGTGATGCGTGTGTTCCGCCTTTGCTGTCCGATCGTGGTTTTGCAGGCTCAATGTAGACCGTCGTCCAGTCATATGTTGGTGATTTTCCTTGCTGGATTTTCCTTCGATTTGTGAAGGTGTCGCGCACTGTTGGTACATATGCCTCGATTCGGCGGTCCATCAGGCCGTACCAAACGCCGACCTGCGCCAGCATCAATTCGGCCAACTCCTTGTCCACTGGCTCGTCATCATTGACAGCGCCGTAGCGGATCTGGTCGCCTTCGATGAAGTAGAACATGGCAGGGATTGGCCGCAGCCTGGTTCCTGTCGGGCCTTTCCACATCGAGACGGTGATTCCATCCTCTGGGTCACTTCCAGCCACCAGCATCAGCACTTCGTAGCTGGCGTGGGTTTTGGTCTTTCCTTTCCAAACCACAAAGCATTTATCAAATGGCGGTCTGTGCGTCATCACTGGGTCCAGGTCTGCGCGTTGCTGATCGGTGAATCCGCCGCTAAGGTCAAACCATTTGATGTCCACAATGTCAATGCCTGCATCGGCCATGAGCTTCATGGAGTCGCGGACCAGTTGCGTCGTCATGTGATCTCCCCGGTGTTCTGGTCGATGTATTCTGGTGCGGTGAATCTCACGCCCTGCTGCGCACCAAAGGCCTCGATCAGATCTTGCAGCTCGCACATCTCCGGCTTGGTCATTTCGCTGGTCGATTTTCCAAGCGCCACGAATCCACCGTCAATGCCTGGCACGACGTCTTGCTTGGTCAATGCCGCGGTAAGCACATCCTTCCAGTTTTCAGGGGTCAGCTTCCTGCCGTACCAGTTCACTTGCTTGCTGACGTCGGTCAACATGGCCCACAAACGTGAGTTCTGGGCAAGCGTGCGGGTCTCTGGTCTTACTTCGACGACCATCCGGTGGCCAGCCATCAGGGATGCCTTGATCAGTGGCCAGATCTGCTGCGTCAGGACTTTGTGGGACTGGACTGGCTCAAAAAGCGTGATCTTGATGCGGTCGGTCATGTCAGGCACTCCCGGACTGCGATCCAGCACTCGTCGGCGCTGAGGGGGGTTTCGTCAATGCCTGGCGGACGGATTCCAAGACGCGCTCCCGGCCAGGGTTGTCGGGGAAGCGCTCGATGGCCGCCAACATGGATGCAGCCAGTCGCTTGTCTGGCCTGGTGCTGAGTACCAGCCTGTAGCAGCACTCCACGCATTTGAACGAATACGCCCCACTGTGCGGACGTTGTTTCGATGATTCGCATTGCTGGCATGGTTTTGTCATGTTGTTGGCAATGATTGTAAAGTAAATTTTTAGCTGCCATAAAATTATTTTATGTCTTGATTATGCCCAATGCCTCTTGTGCAAAGCGCAAATTCACTGGCTTGATGTTTTCACCTGCTTTTTGCCTGGCAATGATTCTCCGCGCCCATTCTTTTCCGTCTAGTGTCTTGATGGCCAAGACCTGTTGCTTGATCTGACCAAGTTTTGACAGCTCTCGACGCATCCGTTCCGGGTCTGCCTTTGGTTCTGGCAATCGTGGCAACTCAGGGGCAGGTGCACGGCGGCAAAGGTTGCGAAACTCAATCACGTTGGGGCAGCGCTCTGGCAAATTCTCCAAACCCCATGCAAGCGCCTCCAGTTGGCCGGCAAATCCAGAGAGTTCATGTGCCCAGGCACTCTTAACGTCTGTGATCGGGATGTTGGCCCATTGCCGGTTCCATTGCTCGCCGTAAGTTGCGCCAAGTCGCTCAAAAAGTCTGTCGATAGCTTTAATCGGTAGTGCCATGTTCAATCCCCAAGGTAAAAGTGTCAGCTTCAATGAAGGTTTCGTTTTCAGGCCACTTGCGGCCCGTCATTTCCTCCCATCGTTTGCGGCCAGTGGCTGCGTCTCGTTCGGCAAAAGTGGTTGATGTGCTTTGTTTGCCAGTGTCTTGCTTGATTGCAAACAATCCCTGCCAGCCGTTGGCCATCGACTGCTCAACAACTGCTGACTGCTGCTCACCGAATTTCACCATTGCTTTTTGAGCGGCGAGCATTGATGCAGGCTTGATCGGCTTCCCAATACCATCCCTGTAAAAAAACCAAGCAGTCCAAGCGTTAACGTCCAGACCGTCAACAAGAACAACATCGGCGCTTGCGCCTTTCTTCTCTTTCTTGGTTGTTGGTTGTTGGCTCTTGGTTATTGGTTCTTGGTTGCCTTTTGATTCGCTTTGATCTGGGTTATCCAAAATAACCGACTGGGTTTTCTTCGGCCTGCCGCCTAGCTTTCCGTTGGCCTTGTTTTTCTTTGCCATGCCATGGTATTTATGGATTACGCCATCGCAGTGACTTTGGTGATACCCGTCATCCCGCAAAACAAAGAAGTCATTGAGAACGTTTTGAAGCGATTGGGTATCCGAATCTGAAACCAACCTTAACCGACGAATAACCGTTTGGGTTTCTTTCGGTATTGGCAACTCATCAAGGTAATACCAATCCAAAAGCTGTCGGTAAATTCCGTGCTCTAGTGTTGTTAAATGCCCCGTGTCTTTGCGGTAGTCACCAATGTTGAACGTGTAGTAGTGCATTGCACCCCCAAAAAGAAAACCCCTGAAAGCTGGAGGTACGAGCTCCAGACCTTCAGGGGTCAGCCTGTAAGGGCTTAGATGTTTCAGCGTCTCGTACACGCCACATCTAAACCCTCAACAAAAATTTTACCTCAAGTCACCAGTTCCTGCAAACTTTTGCGGAAGGCCGCGCCAAACTTTTTTTCCAGCACTGGCCGCCACTTGTGGGCCACGCCGTTGACCCGCCACATCTGCACAGCAGCGCCAGATGGCACGCCTAGAGCCTTGGCCAGTTTGGAGTAGCTGCCAGCCTGCTTATGGGCGAAGGCGCAGAGCTGTTGGTAGTACTGATCGTCTTTTGTCATGGGCGTGACTATAACATCAATTTGTAACAGCCGTAAAAATTTATTTTTGCGTCAACCTATAAAATTTTGTTTTTGTGTTGTATGATTCATTTCACCACAATCAACCACGAAAGGTAAACACGATGCAAGACAACTTTTACATAAACGCGGTGGACGGCAACGCCGCCATCGTCAGCCAAAACGAGGAGCACATCTCGCTTGGTTTGCACATCCGAGGCGGAAGCTGCCGCATAGACCTGACGCCAGCGCAGGCCCAGGAACTGATTAACGCAATCACCCAGACTTTGAACCAGGAGACAACAGCATGAAAGAGATCGCCGCCGCATTGGTCAAGGCACAGAAAGCCTTTGGCCCAGCCCTCAAAAGCTCCAGCAACCCGCACTTCAAAAGCCGCTATGCCGATCTGGCAGCCTGCGTCGAGGCGGTGATGGATTCCCTTAACGACAACGGCATTGCCCTGGTTCAGCAAACCCACGAATGCGAAGCAGGTGTGATGGTCGAGACGGTCTTTGTCCACGAGTCCGGAGAAATCTTC